TGTAAAGAACGACGAACAACTTGTTAAGTTGGCAACTATCGTTCAAAGAATTACAGCAGCTGAAGGAAGAATATCGGATTCAGGAGATGAGTTCGGATTATCAGAACAAGAAAAAGAACAATTGATGGACGCAATAGAATCAGATGTTCAAGAGTTACAAGTAAAGAAAGATGAAATTGAGTCTTCAATCGCAAAGGAAAATTAATGTTAAAGTTTGAACCAGCAGAGGTTCTTGAAGTATTTACTGATACAATTGATGAATCTCTAATTGGTGCCGTAAGGGCAAGGTATGATGTATCTCAACAAAATCAATTATTAAAAGATTCGTCTATATTTTATCCATTGGATTCCAATGTATTACAAGTTCCCGTTCAAGGAGAAGAGATATTGGGTTGTGAGTTTGGTGGAAGACATTTTTATATGTCGAAACTAAATAAATCTAATTCAGCAACTAATGATTCTAATTTTGGAGTAAGTGCATTGAATGTTGGTGACCCATATGAAGATTTTGAATTTTCATTTGGTAATTATTTTAATCCACCTTCTCGTGTAAAAAAATTATTAATGAGAGAGGGTGATACAATTATACAAGGACGATTTGGTAATTCAATTCGTTTAGGAAGTAATCAATTCCAATCAGGTAGTTTGGATAAACGAGATTTAACAGAATCACCAAATGTAAAAATAATAGCAGGTGGATTTACCAATGGTCCAATTTATAATGAAGGTCTTGTTTCAGATTTATCTTCTAAAATTATATCAGAAGAAAAGAGTTCAGTTTATTTAACAACGGACGAATATGTTCCGTATGCAGATGTGGGAGTAACATCAACATTTGATAATAATGAAACATACTTTAAACCACAGGTAATTATACAATCAGATAGAATTGTATTTAACTCTAAGGGTGATGATGGTGGAATTGGTATTTACTCAAGAGATAGTGTTGAGATTAAATCAGCAGATAAAGTTGAAATAGATTCACCAACAATAGATATTGGTTCAAACTCACTTGTTCCCACAGTATTAGGAAATAAAGATTTTACATTTTTAATTAACTCTTTAATTGACGGGAAGATTTCATCTAATGAAAGTGGAATAGTAGAAGAATCGGCCAGTCCAGCTCCCAACGCAATAAAGATAGCAGAACTGACTAAGGAAAATGTAGAATTAAATAAAATTAAAAGTGATAAAACTTATCTAAGTAAAAAGATAAATGTAGAATAGGAGTAGTAATGAATAAGAGTAAGTTAAAAAATATAATTGAATTAGTTGTCCGTAAAGAGATTAAAAAACAGCTAAGTGAGATATTTATTAATGAAGATAAAGAAATCAAACTATCAGAAGTGATTTCTAAACCAAAACCAAAAGCTAAAAAAAGAATAGTTAAAAAGCAATACTCAAAAAACACAACGTTAAATGAAGTATTGAACAACACAAATCCTTTGGGAAAAAGTCAACAAGACGAGTATCCATCATTGGGCGGTGGTGTTTTAGGTTCTGACAATATGGCAGAAGTTTTAGGATACGGAGATTTAGGTAGAGGTCAAAACAAAGAACGAGCAAGAGAGATGGCAGCAGTAGATACAATCAAAAAGGCAGGTGTCAAAGTTGACCAAGTTCCTGAAGGCGTACAAGATGCGTTAACTCGTGATTATTCTGGTTTGATGAAAGCAATGGATAAAAAGAAAAATGGTGAGGGTGGTTTTAGACCTTAAAAATAAATGAGTGTAAGAGAAATAAATAGAAATGATGATATTTGTGTTGGAATAGAATTTCCATTAGACCATAATTTAACAGGGTTTTTTAGAAAAACTAAAACTATACAACAACAAGTAAAATCCAATATCAAGAATTTATTACTTACGACAAAGGGTGAGAGAGTATTCCAACCAGACTTTGGTTGTGATTTAAAAAATATAATATTTGAACAAATAGATGTACAGTCTTTAGATGGAGTTGATGAAAGTATTAGGGGAGCACTAAGCACTTGGTTACCTTATGTAATCATCAATGAGTTGGTGGTTGTTCAAAATGAAACTAATCAAAATGAAATAACAATATCACTTGAATACTCAACAACACTTCAACCAGACGCACTAGACAATATAACCTTTAATTTGGTTGTAGGAGAATAAAATGGCTACAAATGTAGATTATCAAACAAATAAAAAAATAGTAAAAAAAGATGTAAGTTATCTCGGTAGAGATTTTTCATCCATTAGAGAAAATTTAATGGAGTTTGCAAAAACTTATTTCCCAAATACACACAATGATTTTAATGAAGCATCGCCAGGTATGATGTTTATTGAAATGGCAGCATATGTCGGTGATGTAATGAATTACTATGTTGACAACCAATTTAAAGAAACACTTTTGCAATATGCAGAAGAAAAGAAAAATGTTTTTGATATTGCACAATCTTATGGATACAAACCAAGTTTGGCAATACCAGCAATCGTAAAATTAGAAGTTTCACAATTAGTTCCGGCTAAAGCAGTCGGTGATGGTTATCAACCCAACATAGATTACGCAGGAGTAGTTTCTGGCAATTCAATAATTACTTCAGATACTGGTGTAGACTTTACAATATTAGATGATATTAATTTTAAAGCATCAAGTTCATTAGATAGACGAAGTGATGAACTTCAAACGCCTTCATCTGGAACAGCACCAACACAATTTAAATTGACTAAAAATGTATTGGCAAAATCTGGAGATACCGTAACAGAAACTTTTTCCTTTACATCAGCAAAGAAATTTGATAAAATAGTTTTATCAAATGAAAAGGTAACTGAAATTATATCGTGCATAGATAGTAATGGAAATAGTTGGAATCAAGTTCCATTTTTAGCACAAGATACGGTGTTTGACTCAATTGAAAATACCACTCTAAACGACCCAGAATTTTCATCACTAATTGGTGATACACCTTATATGTTAAAGTTGATTAAAACTGCAAGAAGATTTACAACTTATGTTCGTGACGATAATAAGATAGAATTGAGATTTGGTTCAGGTGTTAGTGATAATGCAGATGAAACATTAATTCCAAATCCAGACAATGTTGGTTCAGCATTAAGCTTTGGAGTAACACATTTAGATACTGCATTTGACCCATCAAACTTTATGAATACAAGAACATTTGGTTTGGCACCAAACAATACAACACTAACGATTGTATATCGTTATGGTGGAGCAGTAGAGCATAATGTTAGAAGTAATTCAATTACTTTCCCAAAGAACATAACTTTCACAATACAAGAAGATGGGTTGACTACATCATTAGTTCAAACGTCAAAAGATAGTTTAACCTTTACAAATTCAACGGCAGCATCCGGCGGTTCAAGTGAAGAAACACTAACTGAGATAAAACAAAATGCAGCTGCATACTTTAATGCACAAAATAGAGCAGTTACGAAAGCAGACTACATTACAAGAGTTTACTCATTACCACAGAAGTATGGGAATATTGCAAAAGCTTATATAACACAAGATACACAATTACAAGAAAACAATGATACCACTACTGAGATTCAAAATCCATTAGCATTGAATATGTATTTGTTGGGATATGATGGTAATAAATACTTAGCAACATTAAATGACGCAGTAAAACAAAATTTAAAAATGTATCTTTCACAATATAGATTAGTAACGGATGCAATCAATTTAAAAAATGCTTACATAGTAAACATAGGAATAAGATTTGCAATCGTTACACAAAGAGGGTTTAACCAAAATGATGTATTGTTTAGATGTATACAAAGAGTAAGAAATCATTTTAATACGGATAAGTGGCAAATAAATCAACCAATAGTATTGAGTGATATTGCATATCAGATTTCATTAGTTGACGGAGTAGCAAGTGTAGTTCCACCAGACGGAACCAATCCAAACAATTCACTTATTCTTGTGGAGAACAAAGCAACAACATCAAGTGGGTATAGTGGAAATGTTTATGATATAGATTCTGCAACGAAAGATGGAATTGTATATCCTTCAAAAGACCCAAGTATATTTGAACTAAAATATCCAAATACCGATATTATCGGTAGAGTTGTGGGAGAATTGTAATGCATTATTTTGAATTTGGAAAAAGAGACGCTTCAATTTATTCAGGTGGAGCAAGTGCTTCTATTAATACTGGATTAGATGAGATATTGGAAATTAATAAAAATGTTAATGGAAGTGGAACGGTAGCAAATGTATCACGAATACTAATTGATTTTGACTATACTAATATATCTGAATCAATACAGAGTGGTAAAATACCCTTAACAGCTAAATACTATTTAAATCTATATGACGCAACTTCAGAAGAAGTTGAAGCAGAACAAAGTATATTTGTTCATATGGTTAGTGGTAGTGCTTGGAAACAAGGAACAGGAAAACTTGACCACAATCCAGTAACTTCCGATGGCGTAAGTTATCAATACAGAGACCACGAAAACCTAACACCTTGGGTAACAGGTTCAGTATTAACTGATGGTGGTTCTTGGTGGAGAACACAATCGGGTCAGTATAAAGTTAGTTCATCTTATGCTTTAACATTTGACAGAAAAGATATTAGAGCAGATGTAACTGACTTAGTTAACAATCATATTTATTCAAGTTCAGTTTACCCGAACCGAGGCTTTATATTGAAAAGAGAATCAATACTTCCAACTGATGACACATTTTCATTTAACTCAGGAAGTGATACCACAAAAGATGAGGCGAGTTCAGATAGGTTAGGAAATCTAAAATATTTCTCAAGAGAAACACATACAATCTATCCACCTAAGTTGGAAGTAGTATGGGACGACTCAAGCTTTTCAACAGGAAGTTTATCACCATTAACATCAACAGATTTAGAAAGACTAAAAATTTATTTTAAAAATTTAAGAACAGAATACAAAGAGAGTTCAGTAACTAAATTAAGATTAGTTGGTAGAGAATTATATCCAACAACTGCA